AATACGTATACTTGCAGATATAACAAAATATATAGAACAAGAAACAGGTAATGCTAATGGAATATATTGGTCGGTTGAAAATAATGGTATAGGAGAAGCTGCACTAATTGTAATAAACGATTTTGGCGAAGAAAATATTGCAGGACTATTTGTTAGCGAGCCTATACGTAAAGGGCATGTACGCAAATTTAGAAAAGGATTTAATACTACACACGGAACTAAAATAACAGCATGTAGCAGACTAAAAACAATGATAGAAAATGATAAAATGGTAATACATTCAAAACCATTCCTATCTGAATTAAAAAATTATGTTGCAACAGGCAGTTCGTATCAAGCAAAGCTAGGTCAAACAGATGATCTTATAAGTGCTACACTATTATCGATTAGAATGATGGCTGTATTAAAAGATTGGGATCCTAGAATATATAATACATTTACACAAGCGGAAGAAATAGAAGACTACGAAGCACCAATGCCTATCTTCATAAGTAGCAACTATTGATAAATACAATACAATGAAAAATTTAGATCTAATATCAGAAGAACTTTTTAATAAAATACGTGGACGTTTTCCTAGTGTCACTATTGGTGATGTTAATGGAAAAGTTACAAATAAACCACACGATGCACGGTTTTTCGATTTTGATTACAAAGAAGGAGATGCAAACTTAGGAAAAGTAAGTATCAACGTAACTGAAGAATCAATAGAAGTAATGTACAGTGATAATTTTGTAGGAGAACAAGACGAACTTACTCAACAAAAATGGTATGACTTTTTGAAAGAGTTGAGACAATTTAGTAAAAAAAGGTTAATGAAATTTGATACACGTAACATTAATAAATCAAATTTAGATCGCCGAGACTATGAATTTTTGGCAACAAATCGCGGAGACAATACAATGAGTGAATCAAAATTATATGGTACTAATAAAATTAGTTACCAAAAAATAGGCGAAGCACGTATAATGATAAAACATACAGAAAATGTAAATCCAGAGTTAGGTGTACAGCGTACACGTAACATAGGAAGAATTTACATTGAAAGTGCAGATGGCGAACGCTTCTTATATCCATACAAGCATCTTACTGGTGCTAGAGCAATGGCAAGACACGTTGCTGAAGGTGGTAAGCCACATGACGATTTTGGAACACATATTGTAGGCCTAAGTGAAGAGATGAATAAACTCCGCAAGTTTAAATCTTACATGGGTCGCTCAGCTGTAATGGCAGAAAGCCTAGCAGGATATATGGATGTTGTCAAAGAAAGAATTATCACAGTAAGAAAAACAATTGAATCTCTACAAAAGCCAAACTACTATAAAAAAGCATTTGAATCTTACGAGAAACCAATGTTGGAAGATGTACCTGCAGACGTAGCGGAAAACTGGATTGATCAATTAACTATCAAACAATTTAATGAAGAATTAAAAGATGTATTTCCGTACATATACAATCTAGTAAGTGAAGCAACTAAAGCAAAAGAAATAGGACCTGATGAAATGTTAGAAGGTCCAATTGATTATATTAAAGACAAGTATGCAGATTTTAAAAAAGGCAGAGAAGAAAGCATGGCACAGTACAAACAAGATTTACATATCTTAAGAACTGTACTTAAATCTCATGGATATGACGATACAACAATACAAAAAGTTGAAGGTGGATGTCTTAACGATCCAAGAGTTTGTTTATATAACCTTATAAGAAAAAACAATGCAGATACCGGCGATATGGACATGGAAGTAAAGCGCATAGGTAAAGAATTAAATTCAGGATTTACTACTATGATGGGAACAGTTGACGAACAACATATTGAAGATGCATTTGAATCCTTAATGGGCCAATTTGCTGAAGACACTTTAGACGAAGGTTACATGAAAGGATATAGCAAGTATCATTGTAAAGACTGCGGATGCCAGATGCATAACTGTAAACCAGATTGTGATTGTAAACATGATTCGCATGATGAGTCAGGTAGCTGGTGGGTAGATAAAAACGGCAATGGTATTCCAGATGGCTTAGAAAAAAGCATGGGAGAAGCAAAACAAGAGATGTGTCCAAAAGCATGTTGTGGAAAACCTGTGACTGAGTGTACATGTGGTCCAGAGTGTAAACACTGTGATTGTTATGAAAAAAATAAAACGAATGAAGGTAATAGATTTAGTAAAGAATTAAAAATTGCTAGAGACAAAGACGATGATGAAATGGAACTAGACGGTAAAAAAATTCCAGTAACAGAATTTGTATTGTCATTGTTCGACAGAGAAACAGGACAGTTTCCAAAAGGTGAAACAGCAGTATTAACAGCAATTGAAAAAGATTATGGCGAACAGTATATTGAGCCAGCAAAACAATTTATAGAGCGTATACAATCAACGTTCGAACAGTACAAAACCTCTGCACAAGAGCCGATCATTGACGAAGAACCTATTGAACAGTTAGGCACAGTAATGGAGCCTACAGTTGCACAAGATGAGGAAATGGACGAATCAGGCTTACAATATTACACAGGTGTTAAAAAGCACGGCGAAGAATATATGAAAAAAGCGGCTCAAGCAGGTCGTGATGGAGCTAGCCAAGAAGAATTAGGCAGACTAAAAGACAAGTACAGCAAAGCGGAAAAGAACAAGACCACGAAAGAAGCACAAGATATTATGAGATTAGCAGGGCTATAATAGCTCTACTATAAGTTTTTCAGTATTTTCTTTAAAAAAACACTTGACAATGTTAGTAGTTGATAGTATTATATAAACTGTGCTACTAACAAATAGGCACAAAGCACATAGGCATAACATATAGGAGGCAAAACTATGGCATCATTAGCAGAAATTAGAGCTAAACTTAAAGAGCAAGAAGCCAATACTGGCGGAAACCGAGGACCACAAGGTCCAAACCCAATTTACCCATTTTGGAATATCAAAGAAGGTGAGAGCGCAACTATGCGTTTCCTACCCGACGGCGATGCATCAAATACTTTCTTTTGGAAAGAGCGTTTGATGATTAAACTTCCATTTAGCGGTGTTAAGGGAGATACAGGTAGCAGACCTGTACAAGTGCAAGTACCATGTATGGAAATGTACGGCGATAGCTGTCAAATCTTACAGGAAGTACGTGGTTGGTTTAAAGATCCAAGTCTTGAAGATATGGGTCGTAAATATTGGAAAAAACGTTCTTACGTATTCCAAGGATTTGTAACTGATAATCCATTAACAGATGATCAAGCACCTGAGAATCCAATCAGACGCTTTATTATTGGTCCGCAAATCTTTCAAATCATTAAGCAGGCACTTATGGATCCTGATATGGAAGAATTACCAACAGATTATACTGCTGGTGTTGACTTCCGTCTTAATAAAACATCAAAAGGTGGTTATGCTGATTACGGCACGAGTAATTGGGCACGTAGAGAGCGTCCTTTAAATGACGCAGAGATGAATGCCATTAACACGCATGGATTATTTAATCTTAGCGATTTCCTTCCTAAGAAACCAGGCGAAGTTGAAGTTAAGGTCATGCAGGAAATGTTTGAAGCGTCAGTAGACGGTGAAGCATATGACGCAGATCGTTGGAGTAACTATTTCCGTCCATCAGGTATGGCGGCTAGAACTGGTGATCCAAATACAGCATCAACTAATGGTACAGCAACGTCTATGACAGCAGCTACTCCAGAAGCACCAGTTGCAGAAACAGCACCGGCAGCACCTGCTCCGGCAGCACCAACACCAGAAGCGACACCTGCTCCAGAAGCAGAGTCAGCACCAGCTGGTGACGGCGCAGACATTCTTGCAATGATACGTGCGAGACAAAATCAATAATACAAAATAATGTAGGGGAGAAATCCCCTACCTTTGGCTTAACAAGGAGAAACTATGGCTAAATCATTTGACGTTAGTAAGTTCCGCAAAGACTTAACTAAATCTATCTCAGGCATGAGTAGCGGCTTTAATGATCCTACAGATTGGATCTCAACAGGCTCATATGCACTTAACTATCTTATCAGTGGCGACTTTCACAAAGGTGTTCCATTAGGTAAAGTAACTGTGTTTGCAGGTGAATCAGGAGCAGGTAAATCTTACTTTTGCTCAGGTAATATTGTAAAACACGCACAAGATCAAGGTATCTTTGTAGTACTAATTGACTCAGAGAACGCACTTGATGAATCGTGGCTACAAGCATTAGATGTAGACACGTCAGAAGAAAAACTACTTAAATTAAACATGTCAATGATTGATGATGTAGCAAAAACTATATCAACATTTATGGCAGATTACAAAGCAATGCCAGAGGAAGATCGTCCAAAGGTTCTATTTGTAGTTGACTCATTAGGCATGTTACTAACACCTACTGATATTGATCAGTTTAACAAAGGTGATATGAAAGGTGATATGGGTCGTAAGCCTAAGCAATTGACTGCACTTGTTCGTAACACTGTTAACATGATTGGTAGTTGTAATGTAGGCTTAGTATGTACTAACCACACTTACGCATCGCAGGATATGTTTGATCCAGATGATAAGATCAGTGGTGGCCAAGGTTTTATCTATGCATCAAGTATTGTTGTTGCAATGAAAAAGATGAAACTAAAAGAAGACGAGTCTGGTAATAAGATTTCAGAAGTACGTGGTATACGTGCAGGCTGTAAAGTTATGAAAACTCGTTATGCAAAACCGTTTGAAGGCGTACAGGTAAAGATACCATATGAAACAGGTATGAATCCTTACAGTGGTCTTATCGAACTGTTTGAAAAACAAAACTTGTTAGTTAAACAAGGGAATAGACTAAAATATATTGATCTTAATGGTGAAGAACATATTGACTATCGTAAAGCATGGATGTCACCTGATAAGATGAATTTAATTATGTCTGAATACGAGCAAAAAATTGCTCCTGTGGTAAATACCGAAGATGATGATGTTGTAGAAGTAACAACTGAAGTCGAACTAACCGAGGAGTAACACATGGATGAAAGCCAAATCGTCGATACATGGACTTTATTTAAAGAGTACATTGACAAAAAGAATATTGAAATTGCCGCTGAACGTTTTGTTGATATGTTAGCAGACTATGGTATAGATGATCATACATTAACACAAGTATTAGGATCTGACAACCACTTAGATGCCGCTATAAACTATTTTTTAGATGTAGATGAAGAAAACTATGCAGACGACGATCCATGGGAAGATGACGAATAATGGGTTGGTATAGTGAAATCTCACGTGACGTATCTAAAATACCAGACGCTGTAGCCCACTTCGATAAAGAACTTATACAAGCTCGTATTGAAGTAAAACTAAAAGGTAATGTTGAACGTGCAGCGGCAGAAATGCCAGGCATTGTTGAACATAGATTTAACCAACTACAAGAGATCGAAGCTATACTAAACTATTTGAATATTGAATTACGTAGACTACGTAGTTCATACTTCAAGAAATATCTTGAAAATTATCAACGAGCTCTGTCTAGTCGTGACGTAGAAAAATACGTTGACGGCGAGGCAGACGTTGTTGACTATGAAAAGATTATTAATGAATTTGCACTAATGCGTAACAAGTGGTTAGGCTTACTTAAAGGTCTTGATCAAAAGCAATGGCAAATAACAAACGTAGTTAAATTACGAGTAGCTGGTATGGAGGACGCAAGTCTGTGAGCGGAATAAAAAATAAAAGAGTACAGCATTCACCTGAAGGTGCACCACACTTAGGCGGTCACAACTGGCGCACACACGTAGACACGTCTGTACTAGATTATTTCAAAGAACAAGGCGCTAAATCATTTTTAGATGTTGGTTGTGGTGTAGGAGGCATGGTAATTGAAGCCATGGATCGCGATTATGATGCTTATGGAATTGATGGTGATTTTAGATTAGTAAGATCAAAGCCTGAGCATTTTATTTTACAAGACTTTACAAAAGGACCTGCACCTATTGATAGACATTTTGATTTAGGCTGGAGTTGCGAATTTGTAGAACATGTAGAACAAAAATATGTAGATAATTTTATGCAAGCATTTGTACATTGTAACACTGTTGTAATGACATATGCTCCTGTAGGAAAAGCAGGACACCATCATGTAAACTGTAATACGCAAGAGTATTGGATAAATGTATTCAAAGATTATGGGTTCACATACAATGATGCTCTAACACAAACTATTAGAGCAAACAGTAACATGAAACAAGACTTTGTAAGAAATTACGGATTATGTTTTGATAAATGAAGTTAATTGCATTTAGCCATCATTCACGGGCAAAAAGTTTTCCGATAAAGTTTAAATTACCTAATTGGCATTTAGTAAAATTTGAAAAAGATAAAGAATATGATGCTGATGTTTATTGGCAACTAAATGTGCAAGGTAGATTTAAAAAGATAGATCATGCATTTGCATATATCGATAGCACAAACAAACCAAAACTTGTGTGTGAGTCGACTCCCTTTCGAAAAAATAGTTATATTGAAGGAGATGTTAACACCTGGAGATATAGAGTAGGTTGGGAACATTTTCTAAACACAGGTAAATTTTACAACAGTAATTCACCTAGCGATAGATGGGAACAAATTTGTAAAGCTCAAAAAATTAAAATAAAGCCTTATTCAGACGGCGAATATATTTTAATCTGTTTGCAAAATCGTAGAGACACTACATTAAATAGCCTCTATGATAATTGGAATACATACGAAGAATGGTTCGACGATCTAATAAACAACATTAGAAAGTATAGTGATAGAAAAATTATTGTACGTCCTCATTTAACAACAGGACCTTGGGTCGCACAAAACATTGCCCGAAGAAATGACCCTTCAATAGAACTTAGTAAAACTTTTAAAAATAGAAGACAGCACGAAGGCGGCAAAGGTTTAGAATCTGAAATACGTAGTAGTAAGGTTGTGTTAGGTTATAACACAAATGCACTAGTAGAAGCTGTATGCTTAGGCAAACCTGTTATTGCTTTATCTAAGGAAAGCATGACTTGGGATATAAGCGATAATCTAAAAAATCTAGAGTCATTAAACTACCAGATAAATAGAACACAATGGTTGCACGATATGGCATACACGCAATGGACTCTAGAAGAAATTGCTAACGGTAAAGCATGGGAACACCTGAAGCAAGGATATACTAATGAAAGATAAAATCATTTCATATAAACACAAGAATGTATGGAGAGTGCGTAATAAAGAAATTTTAAAACTTATAAAAGGTTTTAACGGCAGTGTATTAGACTTAGGCTGTGGCGACAAAGATATTTTAAATTATTTTATTCCACGCAAAGGTGTTATTGTAACAGATTACCTTGGATTAGACAGAGTCAAAACAGCAGATATAATAACAGACTTTAACAACGAGAATTTAAAATTAGATAAAGAATACGACTTAGGACTAGCAATAGGATTATTAGAATATTTAGAAAATCCTATGGACGTCCTAAAAGCATACAAGCCTTATGCTAAACGTTGGATTATACTTACACATCATTCGCCAAAAGGAAGAAAGGGATTGAAACAAACATGGCATCATAGATTTTTTCCTGAAGATATAGATAAGTTTAGAGAAGTATATAGTGTCGTGCATATGGATCGCCACAAAACAAATTTAATATGGAATTGCAAATGAGGACATACAAAAGAGCAGAAGACGGAATAATATTTCCTTGGTTACAAAAAAATTTACAACCACAACGCACTATAGTTGATATAGGTGCAAGAAAAGGCCACTGGTTTAAAAGTATTGCATATTTTTTTCCAGATTCACCTGCTCATCTGTTTGAACCTACACCTAACATCTATGAATGGTTAGATAGCAAACACAAAAACAATGACCATGTAAATATACATGGTGTAGCATTAAGTGATGTTTCAGCAACATTAGATTTTCATATTGACTTAGAATTAGGCGGATGGAGTGGACTTACTCAACAACGCGAAAACGGCAAATACAAAACTATCCAAGTTCCTGTTAAGACACTAGACAGTTATAAATTAAAAAATGTTGGCTTGATTAAAATAGATGTAGAAGGCAATGAATTAAAAACAATAAAAGGTGCGGGAAAAACTATACAAAAAAGTAAACCAATTTTATATTTCGAATGTGCAGATGTACACATGACAAATTATAACTACGATAGTGGAGATATTTTTGATTTTTTTGAAAACATAAATTACGATATCTTAGACTTAGATCTAAACAAATGTAGTAGAAATAAATTACTTGAACACACAGCATCTAAATTAAGTCTTTATCACAACTTTATTGCACAACCTAAATGATATATGAAGTACACAGAAAAGTAAAAAATAATGTAGGGGATTACTATTGTAACCCTAGCCGTTATTTTGATATGCATTGTGTATCAGGTGAACTGATGTACAATGATTATCCTATTGAAAATAATCACTTAGTAGTAGGCGGCGGTGGGTTGATACATAAAAAGTTTAGTAAGCATATACAAACACTTATAGAAAAACAACCTAAGACTACAACATTATGGGGCATAGGACATAATTTTGGCAAAAAGCATATTGCAAAAACCAAAGGAGATGTGTATTATCCTGAATGGATTAATAATGCTACACTAATTGGAATTAGAGATTGGATTGAAGGATATGAAAAATATTACTTGCCTTGTGTAAGTTGTTTGCATCCAGCTTTTGACAAAACTTATGAATCTAAACGTGAAGTTGTTTATTTTACACATGCATACAAAACAAAATTTACAAATCCAGAAACACTTCCTTATATGAAAAACAACGAAATGGATTTTGATAAAGTTATTGAATTTTTAGGAAGTGCCAATACAATAGTTACCGATAGTTACCACGGTGCTTATTGGGCTCAACTACTAGGTAAGAATGTACAAGTTTCTAGTTGGAGCGTAAAATTTAATCATATGAAACATCAACCACACTTCATTGACAGTATTAATGACAAATATGTAAAAAAGAAAAATGCTGTTGATGGATTTCTACAAGAATGTAGAGAACTTAATAATGAATTTTACCAAAAGTTCATGAGTCTGTTATAACCCTATATAAATATCTACATGGATATAGTATTAGTAACAGGCGGATTTGATCCTTTACATTCGGGACATATTGAATATTTTAAAGCGGCAAAAGCATTAGGCGATAAATTAATCGTCGGGCTTAACAGTGACGATTGGTTAACACGCAAAAAAGGAAGGCCATTTATGCCTTTCAAAGAACGTCTATCAATTATACAGGAACTTTCAATTGTAGATGACGTAATCAGTTTTGACGATTCTGATGATAGTGCATGTGGTGCAATTTATAAAACTTTAGCAACACATAGTAAAGTTAAAATAATTTTTGCAAATGGTGGTGATAGAACTGACACAACTACACCAGAATATAAAACTTACGGTGATCTACATTACGTAGATTTTGTATTTGGTGTCGGCGGCGAAAACAAAATGAATAGTTCTAGTTGGTTGCTAGATGAATGGAAAGCACCAAAGACTGAAAGGCAATGGGGGTACTATAGAGTGTTACATGAATATGATAATCATACTAAAGTAAAAGAATTAGCTGTACCGCCGGGTCATAAACTATCGATGCAAAGACACAGTGAAAGATCAGAACATTGGTTTGTTGCTGAAGGAACAGCAACAGTTTATACCATTAATGTTAGTTCTGATTTTGAATTAGTGGGTAGATATAAACAACATCAAAGTTTACACATTCCAAGAGGTACATGGCACCAATTAGCTAACGAAGATAGAATACCATTAAAGTTAGTTGAAATACAATATGGAACTAATTGTGTAGAAGAAGATATAGAAAGAAAATAAAAAATGAAAGTATTTGTAGGTTACGATACAAGAGAAGATATTGCATATCAAGTATGCAAACACAGCATTGAAAGCAAACAGCCTGAAGCAAAAGTTAGGCCGTTAAAACAACAAGAGCTAAGAGATGCTGGCTGGTATACTAGAGGTATAGATAAACTTGCATCAACTGAATTTACATTTACACGGTTCCTTATTCCTGAACTATGCAACTTTAAAGGTTGGGCATTGTTTATGGATTGCGACATGATTTTAAAAACAGATATAAAAGAACTGTTTGATCAAGCAGATGACAAGTATGCTGTCATGTGTGTACAACATGATTATTCTCCAAGTGCTACAACCAAAATGGATGGACAAGCACAAACAATATATCCTAGAAAAAATTGGTCAAGTGTTATGCTTTTTAATTGTGGACACAAAGGCAACGAAAAACTTACACAAGACTTAGTAAATAATCCAGATGTTACTGGAGCATACTTACATAGATTTAGTTGGTTAAAAGATAAAGAAGTAGGCGAATTATCCCCTGAGTGGAATTGGCTAGTAGGACATTATAGTGAGCCAAAGGATGGTACACCAAAATTAATACACTATACAGAAGGTGGTCCTTGGTTTGAAAACTATCGAAACTGTGAATATCACCAAGACTGGAAAGACGAACTATATGATATGTTTAAGTAAAAACCTCACTGACGAATATATTAATATGTTTGCTCAAGGCGGAGGTTTGCCTATATATGATTATAATCATGAATTTGAAAAGGGCCCTATAGTAATACGTAGCATGGGAAAGCGTAAACTTATAGATAGATGTTGGCGCGATAACATAGAATTTTATTATATGGATAGCGGGTACTTTGGCAACTATCCTTGTAAAGTTAATCCTAATGGATGGAAACTTTATCATAGAATTGTAAAAAATGATGTTCAACATAACAAGATTATAGAGCGTCCAGCTGATAGATGGTTAGCACTTGGTTTATCATTAAAGGAAAGACAAAAGAATGGCAAACATATTTTACTTGTTGTGCCAAGCGAAAAGCCATGTAAATTTTATAAATTAGACTTAGAAAGTTGGAAACATCGTACTATAAGAGAAATAAAAAAATACACTGACAGACCAATTATTATAAGAGAAAAAACTGACCGCAAACAAAGAGTACACGGTAACACTATATTTGATGCACTAAAAGATTGCCATGCACTTGTAACATTTCAAAGTATTGCAGCTGTTGAAGCTGTGATGCAAGGTGTCCCTGCATTTACTACAGCACCTACAGCGGCAGATCCTGTATGTGATAAAGATCTAAGTTTGTTAGAATCTCCAACTATACAGGACAATATGAAAATATGGAAATGGGTGTGCCATTTAGCATACGGACAATTTCATATTGATGAACTTAAAAACGGAACAGCATATAGGATTTTAAATGAAAACAGTTAAGATATTTTACGCAGGTATTCCTAGTAAAAATACTAATAGTGAAAAGGTTGACGTATTAAGATTTTTTCATATGGGAGTAACTGGTGCAAACAGTATAGAAGTAAAAGAAGCTCAGCACAGTGCATGTGATCTTGCTGTAATGCAAGGATGGGTACATGAGAATAGTGGACGTACACCACACTTAATGTTTAGAAGAGAAATAATTAGACAACAACGATTGGCACAAAAACATGTACTTGCAATTGATAGTAATTTATTTTTATGGAAAGATCCTAGTAACACAAAACATTATTTAAGATTTAGTTTAAATGATGTATTTCCTCAAACTGGAATATATTTTACAAATAATATTGATCCTAATAGATGGAAACAAATACAAAATGATCTAAACATTACAGTACAACCTTGGAAGAAACAAGGTAGACATATATTAATTTGTTTGCAACGTAATGGAGGATGGAGCATGAAGCAACTTCCGGTCATGCAATGGTTACCAAAAATAATTAAAAAGATACAAACGCATACAGATAGAAAAATAGTAGTTAGGGCTCATCCTGGAGATGGTAAAGCAAGAGAATATTTAAAAATTAACCAACCAGGAGTACGTATTAGCACCAATCCTAGTATAATACAAGACTTTGTAGATTGTCACGCTGTAGTGACATATAATAGTAGTCCTGCTGTAGCAGCAGCTGTTGAAGGAATACCTGTTTATGTAACTGATCCAGATCCAAAATCAAGTCAAGCATATGATGTTGCAAACACTGATTTAAAAACTATTGAAGATCCAAAAACTTTTGATAGACAACCTTGGTTAGAAAAACTAGCAATGTGTCACTTTAATTTTGAGGATTTAAGACAAGGTACAGCTTGGAAAATTATTAAGGATTACATATGATAAATCAATCTATTAGCATAGTAACAACATTCCATAAAAAAGGGTTAGATGACTATGCACAGAACATGTTAGATACTTTTGCACAGATGTGGCCAAAAGAAATAACTTTGTACGCATATGCAGAGGATTGTACACCTGTAGTTACTGCACCTAATATTATAGTAAAAGATTTACATGCATCTAGTCCAGAACTTGTAGCATTTAAAAATAAATGGAAAAATGTTCCTAAAGCAAACGGTGATGTATCACAAGATCCTGTTCGTAGTTTACGCAAAGATGCAGGCAAAGGATTCAAATGGGACGCTGTAAGATTTGCACATAAAGTTTATAGTATATTTCATTGTGCTACAATATGTAACACTGATAAACTTATGTGGATGGATGCTGATACTATATGTCATAGTCCTATTGATATGAAGCGTATAAATGAAATACTTCTTCCAGCATATGACTTGTGTTATGTCGGAAGAGACAACAAATGGCCAGAGTGTGGACTATATAGTATTAATTTACGAAATAAAATGGGACAAACTTTTTTAAAAGAATTTCAGAGAGTGTACGATGAAGCTGAAGATGGTATATTCCAAATGGCAGAATGGCATGACAGTTTTGTATTTGAAGAAGTTAGGAAAAAACTAAATCCACACTGTTTGAATTGGGGGCAAGGTATAATTAGAGGCGAAGGTCATCCTCTTATTAATAGTGTTTGGGGAGCATATCTTGATCATTTAAAAGGTGGAAGAAAAGCACTAGGTAAGAGTAAAGCAAGTGATCTACGTATAACAAGGACTGAAGAGTATTGGAAAGACTCTCATCAATGGAGTAGTAAATAATGGAATTACCAGTTTGGAAACCACGTGTGCTATACAATAAAGGTGATGTTATAAAACATGGAGAAAAAGTTTTTGAGTGTGAGCAGAATCATGTTTCAATAGAAGACTTTGATAAAGGTAGATTTAAACGAATCAAAGCAGATAAATTAACAGACGAACCTAGGGATTTAGAAATGACAAATGGAAAAAAGTTTGCGTTAATTACAAGTATGGATAAAAGATATTATCAAGAGTCTGGTAAAGCAATGTTACAAAGTTGGAAAAGACATGCTTCTGGATTGGGCACCATGTATTGTTATAACGAACAATTATTTGATCCTAAAGTAAAAGGAGTAAAAACAGCTGGCTGGATGTTAGGTGAACAGTTTATTAAGTTTCAACAAAGACATACTAATCATAAAATTAAAGCATTTGCAAAAAAAGCATTTCCAATTATAGATGCTACAGAAAAATTTTGTGATCATGATAGATTACTATGGGTAGATGCAGATGCTGTGTTTACAGAAAACTTTCCTAGATTACTTACTGAACTAATTGCACCCGATGATGTTCTAAGTACACATTTTAGTGTATGGCACGAAAAGAACGGCAAAGAATATCATAGTTGCGAAACAGGATTCTTTATTTTAAATTTAAAACATCCTGGTTTTGGACATTTTATGGACTTATATAAAGACATATATTATAATGATAAAGCAGAAGAATACGATTTACGTAGATTCTACGATGGAGAAGTATACGGAAAGTGTGTTGAAATACTAGAAGCAAAAGGTCATAAAATGATGAACTTAAACACAGGACGCCACAAAACTCCAATTAGTAGAAGTTTGCTTGCTCCTTACATAAGTCATTTTAAGGCAGGACTAAAAGAAAGGACTGATTTTTCTGAATATGAAGACGAAGAAGAAGTTTAATTTACATGAAAGATTTGGTGCTCTCAATAGTAAGCCTGTGTTTGATGCCTTTCACGCTGGTGCTAATGCTCTTGGGCATGATGTTGTTGTTAATGGTGATGATGGGATTGATGTTATTTGGAGCGTACTTTGGAACGGTCGCATGGCTGGAAACCAAGCTATATGGGAACAAAATCAACAGCAAAAACGACCAACAATAGTTTTAGAAGTTGGCGGCATAGTAAGAGGAACAACTTGGAAAGTAGGTCTTAATGGGATTAACAGAGATGCTTACTTTAGCCCCAGTGGTAATAACTCTGATCGTGTGCGTCTACTCGGCTTACAAGTAAAACCATGGAAATATGATGGCGAATATATTCTAGTATGTGGTCAACATGATAAGAGTTTGCAATGGAAAGATATGCCATCAATGTCTAATTGGGTATACGATACTATAACATCTATAAGGGCTCAAACGAAACGTCCTATTATATTTAGACCCCATCCAAGGTCTCCGTTACCATATATTGAAAAAGAATTTAAAAATGTATATAGACAAGATCCAAGACATTTACCCGGGACATACGACGACTTTGATATGAAGTTTAAAAACATATGGGCTACAGTAAGCTGGTCAAGTAACCCAGGTGTACATAGTATAATTAATGGTGTGCCTGCATTTACAGGTCCAAGTAGTCTTGCATTTGATGTAGCAGAACAAGACTTACGCAATATTGAAAATCCTTTATATGGTGACAGGACACAATGGCTTAATGACTATGCTCATACCGAATGGACTACACAAGAAATTTCTCAAGGAATACCTATTAAACACTTGACATCTAAGATTAATATGCTATAATAATAGTATGTTAAAAAATTACATTCATGACAACACAGCAGAAAGTTGCATAGAGATACTATCAGGTGTTCATCCTCATCATGACTATGACGGTGTAGATGTAAACAACAACGATAAACATTTGATTATGAGTCTTACAAAGCAAACATTTAAAGGTATTGCTTATACAGATAGGCAATATGAACTTGTCAAAAGCAAGATATTATTATATAAAAATGTTCTTGAAAACTTAGATATAGATGTTGACAAATGTATTAGTACACTACGTAAAGACATTAGGCATATAGACAGGTCAAAATGGATTGGAATACGTGAAATTGATAATGTTAATTATATTGCTGTAAGGTTTACCTTTAACAAAAAATTAATTTCTGCATTAGAATCTTTAAGAACTAGTGGCATTTCAAAATTAAAATTGCAAAATAATACTGATAACAAAATAAGTTATTATAATTTAAGTGAAATAAACATTTACAAAATTATTCAAATACTAAAAGATAGAAATTTTAAAATAGAAGATAATATCAATTCTCAATATGAAAAAATAGAAATGATGATGGAAAACAAAAAAAATTATTTACCCGGTATATATGGATTTAAATTAAAAAATTTAAATGATAAAGCTGTAGACTATATGATAACAGATATTGGAAATGAACCTTCGCCTGAGAATTTAGCATTGTACAAAGATAGAGATGCACTATACGGCATAGAACATTTTGACGAAGAGGATTTAGAATCAAGTTGTAAAAATCTTACAACATTGAGTCAACGTATTGTTAGAAGATCAGCAACGCAAGTTTTAATTAATCCACAATCTTTTACAATTAATAACATTGCAGAGTCTATATTAGAATTAAATAGATATCCGTTGCTAGTATGTTTAGATAGTGAAAGTGATACAGATGACCTAACAACTGTATTTCATAGTTTTAGAAACATTTTTGCAAATGAAGACTTTTGTGTATTGTATAGAAAAGATAACGACACAACAGAAAATAAGCATTTTAATCAATACATTAAAGAAAACAATTTGAATAATTCACTTGGCAATAACTCAAAAATAGTGTATACTACACAAGATAAACTAGTAAAAACATTACTAAAAGGTAATTGGAGTCCTAAGTCTGCATTAGTATTTGGTTGCACAAGGCAAGTAAAAATTAAAACATACTTAGACGAATTAGATTTAGTTATGTATTATGATACGGATGTTAGTCCGTTTTTAAGAAACATAGAAAAGATTTAATGGCAACTTGTAGATTAATAATTGAAGATGAAGTAAACATCAAACTTGAAGGACTAGAAGTTGATGTACGGCGTAAACTTGCAAACGCATTAAAGTTTGAAGTACCATATGCACGTTATATGCCTCAATATAAACTAGGACGTTGGGATGGAAAAGTTGCTTTCTTTGGCATCGGTGGATCAGGATATGTTAATCATCTTGATACTATTTCAGAAGTGCTTGCAAAAAACAATGTTCAAATAGTTGATATTGAAGACCGACGTCATCCGATTACACTAGACTTAAAACCTATTACAGAACGTTATTGGGCTGACCAAGATATACGTTGGCCAAAAGGACATCCTGCAGAAGGAGAAGAAGTTATTCTGCGTGACTATCAAGTTGAAGCAATAAACAACTTTCTACAAAACCCGCAGAGCTTACAAGAGATTGCAACAGGTGCTGGTAAAACTATTACAACTGCCACACTATCTCATATTACTGAGCCATATGGACGTAGTCTTGTAATTGTGCCTAACAAATCGCTTGTTACGCAAACAGAAGAAGACTATGTTAATTGTGGGTTAGACGTAGGGGTTTACTTCGGAGACAGGAAAGAGTTAGGTAAGACTCACACTATATGCACTTGGCAAAGTTTGAATATTCTTGACAAGAAGCACAAGGACGGTAGCGCAATATTATCGCTTGCTGAATTCCTTGAAGGTGTGAGCACTATTATTGTTGACGAAGTACACCAGGCCAAAGCAGAAGTTCTTAAGAACTTGCTCACTCGCAACCTACGTAACGCTCCAATACGTTGGGGACTGACAGGTACAGTTCCTAAAGAGAAGTTTGAGTTTGAATCAATTCACGCTTCGTTAGGTCCAGTAATAGGACAGATTAGTGCTAAAGAATTACAAGACAAGGGTGTGCTGTCAAAGTGCCATGTTAATGTAGTACAACTAATAGATACAGTAGCACACGCAGGATACCAAGAAGAATTAAAATATCTAGTAACAAATCAAGAAAGAATAAACTATATAGGCAAATTATTAAACAATGTTAAACAATCAGGCAATACACTTATACTTGTAGATAGGATTAGTGCAGGCGAAATGCTACAAGAACTTATACCAGACAGTACATTTGTAAAAGGTGATGTAAAATTAAAAGACAGAAAAGATACATATGACGAAATTCAAGAATCTACTAATAAAGTTATTATTGCAACTTATGGAGTAGCGGCTGTTGGTATCAACATTCCTAGAATATTTAATTTAGTTTTAATCGAACCAGGCAAATCATTTGTAAGAGTGATACAGTCAATAGGCAGAGGCGTAAGAAAGGCAAAGGACAAAGACTTCGTTCAAATATGGGATCTTACATCAACATGTAAGTTTGCGAAGCGACATCTGACTCAGCGTAAAAAATTTTACAAAGAAGCAGAGTACCCTTTTACAATAGAAAAAGTAGACTGGAATTAATATATGAGAATGTTAACCTTAGAAAACAAATGCTTCGCACTTAATGACTTACCTGACGAATTAGGCGAAGACGAAGATGTAAGATTTAGTGTGTTAGATAACAGTGATCCTAAAGAACCTGACTTCTTTTTTATACCACTAATTTTCTTAGAATCTTTCAGTAGTCCGGCTATAGTAATGGAAATAAACGGAAACGAAATAATGATGCCTGTAGATTGGCATATTGCTGTAGGCGATTCTTCAGCAGGCTCTGATGTAGAAGTATTACCATTAACTAGTATAAATGATAGAGGATTTGAAACATTTTTGTTCAATCCTTTAACAAGTTATAAACTAGATTTTGGAACACTAAAAATTATTAACTTTTATAATGATGTTAAATGGTATTTTCCTAAAATGAAAAATGGACAATTATTAAGTGTGCCTATTACAGAAGGAAACAATCCTTTATGTGCATTTTTTGTAAAAGATATTAGTAGACAAAGCGAAACGATTGACTACAGTGCTTTATTATAAGAAAGGATAATATGACAATGAAAGCAGGAAAGATTTGGGGTCAAACAGAATTGATCCACGCAAACGGTGTACTAGAGTTTCACCGTATTGAATACAAAGCAGGTTACAAATGCTCAGAGCATGAGCATCAATTTAAATGGAACGGATTCTTTGTTGAATCGGGCAAGATGATTGTCCGTGTTTGGCAAGATGATCAGGATGGTCTCGTAGACGAAACTATTCTTGAAGCAGGGGATTTTACACAGGTTAAGCCTGGTAAGATCCATCAGTTCGAAGGCGTAGAAGACGGAGTTGCTTTTGAACTTTATTGGGCAGAATTCAACCACAATGATATTGTGCGTAGAACTGTCGGAACTAAAGTGAAAAAATAATAGGAGAACATATGTTCAATAAACTTTTAGATGGTGTAGACAGGTCACTAGTTACTAAACTAGTAATCCTACACACACTAGTAATTGCAGTTAGTAATTACCTAGTAACAATTAGATTTGATCTATTCCCAGGTGCAGAGTTGCCCTTGTTTGGATCATTTCCATTAGCGGCGGCGGCGTTTACATTTCCGATCGTTGTTGTAGCAACTGACTTAACAGTTAGACTTGTTGGTAAAGAAGCAGGTAGAGCTGTTGTAGCAATGGCAATCATTCCTGCCATTATTGCATCGGTACTTGTGCTATTAGCACTAGGTGACGAACATGCTTACAGAGTAGGTTTTGCATCAGGTACTGCATACGCAATTGGTACTATGCTTGACGTATATGTATTCCAAGCAATTAGAGAACGTTCAAATGCATGGTGGGCGGCACCAGCACTTTCAACTATTGCCGCAAACATCATTGACACATATTCATTCTTTTATGTGGCATTTGCAGGCTCGTTAGATGCAGAAGGTAACCTATCATGGATTGGTGCTAACTGGCACGTAGTTGCACAAAACAATACACTTACAAAAATTGTAGTTGGACTGATTGTGTTCCTACCAGCTTATGGTTTATTACTTTCATACTTAGGTAAAAAAGTTGCAACAGAACCACTGGTGCTAAAAGACGAAGTAAAAACAGAAGCACCTAAAAAGCGTGGACGTAAGCCAAAAGCAAAGGCGAAATAAATGTATAGTAAACAATATTTGGAAGAACTTAAAAATTTACATTATGACCCAAAAAGACCAAATGGTTTTGGCGGCAAAGTAAAAGATTTAGGAGAAGCCTATAATTTTATAAATTATTGGATGCCAAGTACTTGTTTAGATTACGGTTGTGGGAAAGGAGTAATTCTTTCCCACCTCAACGAAAAGTTTCCTGATACAGAATTTATTGGTTACGACCCTGCATTACCTATGTGGGATAATAAACCAAAAAATACATTTGATATGGTTTTTAGTAATGATGTATTAGAACATATAGAACCAAAATACATAGCAGATGTTTTACAAGACATTAACAAATATGCAAACAAATATATTTGGTTGCGAATAGATACACAACCAGCAAGGAAAGAATTATCTGATGGCAGAAATGCACATTTAATAATCGAAAACCAAAAATGGTGGACAAGAGTTTTAGGCCTAAATATAGAAGGCACAATAGTCTATAATGAAGTTAACAAAAAAGGCAAATTAGACATTGCAATCGAGAAAACTAATAGCTAATGAAGCATTAATATACGAAAGAGCTAATGGAGTTGTATATGCAAGGTATGCTAATAAACCAGAAATACCACGTTGGATAATAGGCGGTGACCCTGGTGCTGTTGCTAGGGCACAAGGGAAGTTAATAGATTATAGCGAATGGCAAAATTTATGCGATGTTGCAAATGAAAACGAAACATTAAAAAAACTAATGGACAAATTAATAACAACTTATTATTTAATAAAGGATAGCAAATGAGGTTAGTTACTTTTGGTTGTAGTGTTACATACGGGCAATATCTTCCAGATACAACTTGGAAAAAGGACAAAGATATTACTCCTCCTAGTAAATTAGCTTGGCCTGCTATATTAGGGAAAACTTTAAATATACCAGTTTATAATAACGCAATACCAGGAATTGGAAATTACCTTATTACAGATCAAATTACTAATTTTAAATTAGAAGAAAATGATATTGTTATTGTAATGTGGACATACAAAGATAGATATGACATAATATATAATAAAAGATATAACAACCTTAGGCTAAGAAAAACTGGATATGAAAAACTATATGAAACTATAGGACCTTGGATAGAAAGTAGAAAATCAACTACTGTATTCAGATATTTATATAATGATGTAGATGCATTAATTAGAAATCAACATTATATAAACTATGCAAGATTATATCTCGATACATTCAATATAAAACACTTTCATACAAGTTGTTACACTGAAGATTATAAAAATGTTAATGATATAAATGTCAGCAAATTAAGGAAAATAGATACAGCTCTTGATGATTTGCATCCAGGACCAAAAAGTCATATTGCAATAGCAGATGCAATGTATAATTATATTAAGGAAAAAATATGAGAATAATAGCAGGACCATGTCAACATGAAACATTAGAATTAAGTTTACAAATCGCAGAAGAATGTAAACGTGTTTGCGATTTACATAACATTGAATATATTTTTAAAGCAAGTTTCGATAAAGCAAACAGAAGTAGTATGCAAGGTAAACGTGGTGTAGGACTTGGTCAAACACTACAAGCCTTTGAAAAGATCAAAGACAAAACGGGTGTTAAAACGCTTACAGACGTACACACAACACAACAAATAAAAGATATAAGCAATTGGTTCAATCACACTGTAGACGTATTACAGATACCTGCATTTTTGTGTAGACAAACAGACCTTATACAAGAAGCATGTGCCACAGATAAAATAGTAAATATTAAGAAGGGACAGTTCCTAGCACCTTGGGACGTCAAAGGTATACTATCAAAGACTGAAGGTGCAAAGGATGTCTGGATAACTGAAAGGGGTACAAGTTTTGGTTACAACACTCTTGTTGTCGATTATACTGGTCTTATGTATATGCTTGACAATTATGATTCCGATATTGTGTTTGATGTTACGCACTCTGTCCAAAAACCCGGAGGACTGGGGACTAGTAGCGGCGGGAATCGTGATTACGTGCCTGGGCTCGCTCGTGCTGGGTCTGCTCTTGGGATCACTTCCTTCTTCATCGAAGTCCACCCTGTGCCTGATGACTCGCCAAGCGATGGTCCAAATATGCTTAGACTAGATAACTTTGAAGGAGTTGTAGATGACATCGTCCGCTATTCTTATACCAGCTAGATACGGTAGCACACGGTTCGAAGGAAAGCCGCTGTGTATGTTAGATGGTGTTCCTATGATAAAGCGTGTGTATGACGCTTGTAGTGCGTCTAAGATACCAACATATGTGTTAACAGATGACGAACGTATTGCTAATCTATTTGACAGTCAAAATGTTCTAATTGACTATTACCCATATGAAAACGGTACAGAAAGATGTTCTGGTGCATTAAAACAGGATGCTCTTAAAGGCTATGAACATTTTGTGAATGTGCAAGGCGATATGCCAGATGTTACAATAGAGATGATAGCAAGATGTTTTGAATGGTTGAAGTCTTATCCAATCAGTACAGTCTGGACAGATATGCCTTTAGAAATGCAAAACAATCCCGATTCAGTAAAAATGGTTAGAGCAGGTGATCAATGTTTATGGTTCGGTAGAGGTATGACTGGCTATGGACATTGGCACTTAGGTATCTATGGATATAGACGCGATGCGCTAGAATTATACCATGATTTAGAGATAACTGTAGAAGAAGAAACTGAGAAACTTGAGCAATTACGTTGGTTAAAAAGTGGTTGGCAAATTGGATGTTCTCATGTATACTTTAAAGGTACAGAGATTAATTCACCAGAGGATGTAGATATATGGCACAAGCAAAACTCCCAATAAAAGATATACTAGCAGCCATTGATATGAATGCTAAAAGTGTGTGGAAGGAGTTTACTTTAGATGAACGTAAACAGGTGTCATTTTGGCTTCTTAATCGCTATATAAGCGCCGTACAAGGGTCTGCAGATGATCAAGCACTAGCTGTGTTCAAAACTAATGAATACTATAATAAGCACTTTAACACTATAGGTGTAGGCAAAGAAAACGGACATCAAGAACTTATGTGGCAACTGTTATGCATGAGTGGCGCATGGGGCAAGATCAAGTTTCATCCATATATTGGATTTAAGAAAAAAGGTGCAAATAATAATGTTGCAATTAAATTATTAGAACGTATACATCCTAACATGAAGCAATTAGAAGTTGAGATGTTAGCCGGCATGTATACAACTAAAGAACTAAAACAACTTGCTGAAGATTATAATATAGAAAGCAAATTATAATGAAATATTATTATAATACATTACCCAACTACGGGGTTTTAGAAATTAAACTAAAACAAACACATATAGATTTACTATATTCATATATTAAAGAATCAGCATACGAAGGATATAAGTTTGAAGGCAATACAGTGATATCACATGCCAAAGACAATCAATGGAGTTTAATTGATCGAGAGGGTATATTTGAAGAAGAAGTCTTAAGGCCTTCTATACAAAAATATGTAGAGCAATGGGGATGGCCATATAAACATAAAACAACACAAGCACATGACTTTGAATTTAATAGATTTTGGACACGCATTACTACTAGCGACCAATATCAAAGTTTACATGATCATCAAGGTGTGTTTAGTTTTAATATATGGTTACAAATACCGACCGACTGGCGTGAAGAACAAGAAGGTGATTTAGGATTTGCACATCCTGATGCTAGTGATTTTATTTTTACATACACTGATACGTTGGGTACAATAAGAACAAATAATTATAAACTATCTAAGGAAATGGAAGGCACAATGATATTATTTCCTAGTGATTTAAATCACGCTGTGTATCCAAGTTATACAAATCCAAAAGGATATAGAATTAGTGTTTCAGGTGATCTTAGTCTTAGTAGTAATAGAGTGTTAGGTGCAGAATGAGTAAACCCTACGTATGCGAATATTGTGGCAATGGTTACACAAGAGAAAAAACTCTTGCTGTGCATATGTGCCAGCCTAAACGTAGAGCATTACAGAAAAATGAAAAGCGTGTACAACTAGGTATGTATGCATTTAATCAGTTTTACAAACTAAGTGCAGGTGCAAAGAAAGATAAAACCTACGAAGAATTTTGTAAGTCGCCATACTACAATGCGTTTGTTAAGTTTGGTAGTTTTGTATCTAATGTAAAACCGTTGTATCCAGAAAAATATATTGACTATGTTGTTACCAGCGGAGTGAAATTAGATCATTGGTGTAGAGATGAAATGTATGAAAAGTATGCAATTAATCTTATACAAAAAGAAGGAGTTGAGACAGCACTAGAACGTAGTGTCATGACTATGATGGAATGGGCAGATGAAAACGAGCCTGCACCCTGGAATCATTATTTTGATCACATAAGTTTAAATAGGGCTGTATGGCATATCAAAGATGGCAAAATGTCTCCTTGGTTATTGTTAAATTGTGCAAGCGGAAAAAACATGTTAAGCAAGTTTAATGATGAACAATTACAAATGATATTTCATATAGTGGATCCAACACATTGGGCTATGCGTTTTAAAAGGCAACAACGTGATGTAGATCTTGTTAAAGAAGTTGTTAAGGAAGCAAACTTATGAAAGTATTAATTTTTGGATTACCAGGAAGCGGTAAAACGACATTGGCAAAACCCTTTGCAGATTTGATAAATGGTGTGCATATTAATGCAGATGAAGTTAGAAAAAAATATAATGATTGGGACTTTACTAGAGCAGGGCGTATAAGACAAGCACAACGTATGAGACATCTAGCGGATGGTGTAGTAATGGCAGGTAAAATAGCTGTTGCTGACTTTGTTTGTCCTACTTATATAACTAGATTAGAGTTTGATGCAGACTTTACTGTATGGATGGATACAATAAAACAAAGTCCATACGAAGATACTAATGCATTATTTGAAACACCAGACACTGTAGACTATCATGTTGCAAAATGGTTTACTGATACTCATCAACAACTTACGCAAGTTGTCGAAACTTGGAGGGAGAGAAATGCCATTTAATTCTTTTGCACCTACAACACAAATGTTAGGTAGATGGCAACCTTGGCATCCGGGACATACAGAATTATTTAAAAGAGCTCTTGCTGAAACCGGACAAGTATGTATTCAAATAAGGACGGTACCACAAGACACAGATGCTTCAGGTGGACGTACGATGCTACAAGATGACAATCCTTTTATTGTAGAAGACGTCAAGGAAAATATAAAAAAAGAATTAGCAAAAGAAGGCTTTACATATAGAGAAGAATATGTTATAATGATAGTTCCTAATATTGTAGATATTAGTTATGGTCGAGGAGTAGGTTATACTTTTACAGAACACGATCTAGGAAAAGACATACATAATATTAGTGCTACTAAAATAAGAAAACAAATGAGAGAGGATGGTAAACTTGCCTGATATTGATATAGATTTTGCAGACAGAGATATTATTTTAGATAAAATAAATCACAGGATTGCTAGATTAGACTCAGGTAAAAAACACAACACTGGTGTTTATGTTACAGAGTGTCCTCATAATCCTATTGATAATATTAGTACTATCGAACACAAGACAGCAGAAGAACGTGGTTACTTTAAATTAGATTTTTTAAATGTGTCAATTTACAAAGACGTAAGAGATGAGACACATCTAAAAGAACTAATGGAAAGGAAACCAATATGGCAACTACTGGAACACAAGGACTTCGTCGACAAAGTATTTCATCTAAGCGGACACGACGATCTATTGAAGCAATTGAAACCTACCTCGGTAGATCAATTGGCGGCAACACTAGCAATAATTCGTCCAGCGAAAAGATATCTAGCAGAAAAGGATTGGCAGACGATAGCAAACGAAGTTTGGACAAAACCAACAAACGGTGAATATTTTTTTAAAAAAGCACATGCATATGCTTATGCTGTAAGTGTAGTTGTACATATGAATTTGTTATGTGAGCAATACAATGAACAAACTTAAGATTCCAAGAACAATTCAATGGAATAGCAAACCAAATAGAAAATATTTTTTAAGACACTTAATTGAATCAAATAATTTTAGTACAATGTGCGAAGTAGGAGTTAGAGACGGACGAACTACTTTTTACCTATTAGATAAAATACCTAATTTAAAAATTTATGCAATTGATTTAGATATTAGACTATTTTATAATAAAGAAATAAAAGAAAAATATAATGAAAGATTAATTCCTATACAAGGAAAAAGCGGCGTTGTTGCTGATAAAATACCTAGTGTAGATTTAGTTTTTATAGATGCTGATCATTCTTATCAAGGTTGTAGTATTGATATAAAAGCCTATACACCAAAAGTAAATACTAATGGTATATTGTCAGGGCATGATATAGACTTTCCTGGAGTAAACAAGGCAGTTAATGAACAAGTTAAGACATACGAAGTTGGTCCTAACAATGTTTGGTTTAAATTTATTTAGATTTTTTTCTGACTAATTGTACACTTTTACGTTTTATTCTTTTAACACTTAATGCGTTTAAATTTACACAAGGGCCAATACTTACTCTAACATCTTTGCTGTTCATTGTCATTAAAGCATGATTAAATCTTGATATATCAGTCCTTAGGAATATGTTGATAGGAATCATTCTGTTTGATTCCCACCACCATGTATCACCTAATTCAAGGAAACGTTTTTTTTCTTCTTCTGTTTTAAGCAATGTATATATGTACATACTAGTAACATACTGGTCTTGATTGGCAATTATACCAACGTATTCATTACCACCATATGTAACAACGCTTATAAACGGAAAGTCTTTTTCAA